TACGTGAGACGTACGCGAGACGAAGAAAAGAATTCAATCGTTCCCAGTAGAATTGTTACGATACTGTTTGCGCTATTTGTGGTGTATGATACGAATAAGATATTGCAGAGGAATTATTCCGGCAATTTCGTAAACGCATCGTTGGATTACTTTTTAGATATATTTAATCTTATTCGTTCGGTTGGTGGAAATGAATAATCAGACTTGCCGGGAATCGAACCCGGAATGCTGGATTAGAAGTCCAGAGTGATATCCGTTTCACTACAAGCCCTGCCCTCGACGAGACTCGAACTCGCGACCTTCGGCTTACAAGGCCGACGCTCTACCAACTAAGCTACAAGGGCGAATGGTGTTTTTTTTGTACTACCGTGTTATATTTAGTTTGTGATACTAGCAATAATCTCTGGATATAACGCGTTATCCTTTACCTGCTCAACGAGTCGCTTACGATTTTCGATATGCAGCTTCTCAACATCCGCCTTGTTTTGACCGACATACGGCACTGCGTATCCCTTATCGCATAGCCATTTATTGACATTGGTCCATACACCGTCCTCATAAACCCAAACTTCAGCGAGTACACGCCCAAACTTACCCCTAGAATCCGCCTCCGGGCAGCGAAGCTCAATTTCAATGTCATCCTTCTCAGACGCGACTGCCTTTAGACACCATTCCTTGAGCTTCTTCTTGGACATAAGACCAAAGACCTTTTCCACAGTATCGCGAGTACGAGACTCGGGTGTATCGATCCCTAGAAGACGGACACGCTGCTTCGTGCATACATCGAATCCGAGATCAATGCAAACGTCAATGGTATCTCCATCAACAACCTTTTCCAGGGAAGAAACCTTGTACCGAAAGTTGCATTCCGGAGAATTGTACGCCATTATATTCGATACATGGTTCTAGTCTTTAAACCCAAGTTAAAAAAATAGTGCTCGAGTATAGTATGTATATTCGGGCATATTCTTCAAATGATTCTTATAAATATAGACTAGACAAAACCAGGAAGAATGTACTAAATGAAATATACCACCAACAATCGGTTCGCGTACCGTCAAATAAACCGGTATCTGATAACTTGCGTCTTCGTCTACGGTTCAGGGAAGCCGTAGAAGAAGCACAGGAAATATGTTCTCATGATAAAGATTCAAAAGAATGTCATTTCGCGTGGTACGAAGTAGACGAGTTAGAAGATTCTATCGACCGCTGGAATTGTCGACACGACTCACAGTAATCGTAGCGGGTTCTTCGTCGTACATGTAATACTTTATAGAAATACCAAATACACGTTTCATATGTGTATTCAATTCTCCGTTAATAGCCCCTTTCCAGTCTCTTAACGTAGTCTGAAAATACTCCTGTCCATCTTCCCCAAACACTCTAGAAGTGAAAAATGGCTGAGAACGAACCCATTCCATGTGTCTATTCACGGTGGCGGGAACGGGTCTCTGTCCCCTATCTACGGACTCCAAAATATCGATAACGTAATATCCGTGTCTATCTGCGATGATGTTCGCTTGCATTCCCGGATACCCCTTAATATACGCTTCAAAATCTGCTCCACTTGGAAGTGTGACGTACACGTTTCGAGTACTCGATGGTAAAGGCGTATTACCCGTAGCAGTCGATATACCTGGGTGGGTGTGGTACGAAATGTAAGAATTTCTAAAAATTCCCACGATATGACCGTTCACTTGCATTCTTTGTTGCGAGGTGAAACGTGTAGGAACGTTAAATTTAATCGTATTACCGTCGGACACAAAATCTATTTTACCACCGTATTCCCACCTTTTAAGGGTGGACATATTGTTTATCGAACGTAACTCTTTTATTACACGTTTGGGGAGCTGTATAGATGCTCTCGTGTTGGAAACTTTGACAACCTTCGCTACCATTTCTAGATCTTTTCGCTTGGCGCTACTGGTGGTAGGTATGTAGTTCGATGGAAGACGCTTTCGCTTACCTAACATACCCGAACCAACTGTATTTATGTTCATGACATTTCGCCTAAACAGGTAATTTTCGACATTTCTGTTTCCTTGATTTATGTTCATAGACGTACCCGATCTAGGTGTGGGCATCTTATTGTAAAGAGATAAAATTATCTCGTCTTCGTAATTTTGAGTGCGGATCTATTCTTAACCGCCTTGGGATCCAATCTGTTTACGCTGCTTCGTTTAGGATTGAACATCTTCTTATGCGCGTGCCAGTATTCGGGAGCTCCAACCTTAAAGTTCTTATGCATCTTCGCTTTGTACCAAAAAACACAATCCTCGATGCGATTAGACTTACTTGTGTTATCCAAAACAATACATTCATAATTCTCGGTGCAAGCATCCATGACTTTGTTAAACATATCGAACGTCGGAAAAATACCAAAAAACGATTTGTATAATTTTTCTCGATTCTGGATGATGTTCTCCCTGAGAATAAACACGTAATCCACGTTAGCGCGAAGAGCTGGTGGAAGATCCATACAATACTGCATTGTCAGCATAAAGAAAATTTTCCAATGACGCCCGTTCATAAAGCACTGACGAATGCACGTGTCGCGCATGAATTTATTGTCGTACATGCAATCATCCAATAAGAGGAATGCACCACAGTTTTGTTTTCCAGCACCCACGAGCTTTCTTTGTCGGTCCATGACTCGCTCTATAGCCTCTCTGTCGTAGTCTCCATATATAAACAGGTCAGGTATATACTGTTGATAATAATGATTACCTTCTTCAGTAGCCGATAAAACAATACCCGCTGGTAAGTGCTTCTTGTACCATAATATATCAGTCACGAGTGTTGACTTACCAGTATTACGTTTTCCTATGAATACACACACCTTGTCGTCGGCCATTTTAGCCGGATTGAATTTTCGCAAACGCAAATCCATCTATAATATCGCATTGTTTTATTTGATAAAATTTTACTCACATGTATTAAGAATGGCGGGACGTTTACGCCTCACTGTCACCGGTGTCCAGGATCAATGGCTCACCGGTGATCCAAAAATTTCATATTTTTCGTCGATATACAAAAGACATACCCGATTTTCTACAGAAGCGGTCGGTATTCCTATCACTGGAAATGTCTCACTGGGTGGAAATGCTATAGCCCGTATTCCAAATAACGTCGGCGATTTACTTCGAAGTGTGATGCTTAAACTTACCCTGGGAGAGTTACCATCCGGAAATCTATATAATGCTTCGGTTGCTACGAGCGTCATACAGCATGTCGACCTGGTAATTGGCGGACAAACAATTCAACGACTTACAGGTGACTATATAGACATGTATAACCAATTACATAGCAATAAAGATGATGCAGATACAACCCTTTACTACATGAATGGTCACAATAACCAAATTCAAATCGTCTCCACACCGAGGACCTTCTATCTGAACTTACCGTTCTATTTTTTTAGAAATCCTAGCTTAGCTATACCTATATGCGCTATTACTCGTCAATTAATCGAAATACATATAAAGTTTAAAGATGTGAATGATGACGTGACGTTTAGCTACGAAGAAGTAAATGGAAATATGGTACGCACTAAAACAGAATTAGGATCTATCGTTGAAGCGTCTATCATTACAGATTTTTACTTCATCACTCGGGATGAGATAAACTTTTTACTCACGCGCCCCATGCAGTATATCATAACACAGTTACAGTTATCGACTATGCAATTTAAACCTAATGAATCGAAGAAATCGGCATTGTTAAAATTTACAAACCCCGTTAAAGAATTATTCTTCTCAGCGAAAGAAGAAACTGGTGCAACCAACATCATCGAATCTACGTACACAATTCCACAACCTGTAGCGACCATCGAATACGCGCAAGAGTCTGTAATTTCGAATAATGGGTTAGTCGCTGTGATCGCGAACACGGATGCGGGGTTTGGTTCCGGGCAGGTTAAGATATTTGAAAAAGATTCTAGTGGAAACTGGCCTTCTACCCCCTCGGCGACCTACGGTGGATCCTATACGGGTGAAGCTCTCGGGCAGGTCCTAGGCGTTTCGGATGATGGTACCAGAGTGGCCATGCAATCTTCTTCGAAGATAATGGTCGTGGAGAAATCGGTTACGACGACGACGACGTACACGGTGACGGTCGCAAGTGTAGATGGTGGTAACAGGTACCACATCGACGGTGTCGACCGTGCTCCTCTAACGTTCTATCGCGGAAACACATACATATTTGACCTTTCAGATGCGTCAAACGCCAACCACCCACTCGGCTTTTATCCGACGTTCAACACCGGGGTAGTCGACAACTATGGTACGAATCCACCCGGAACTACGGGTTCGCAAGTAACATTCACAGTTCCCACTGGTGCACCGTCGAATATCTCGTATCTTTGCCAGACACATGGAGCTGGTATGGGTTCAACGATTACTGTCAGTGACCTGGGTTGGGCGCAGATCGGTTCGGATATAACGACACCCTTCAATACCATAACCGGAAGTTGCCTGACCGGTGACGGTACGAAGGTTTTCGGAACTTCTTCAGTACCCGACCCGTCGTCGGCTGATTGGAGTCAGGTGGGCCAAGATATCGACGGTGAGGCTGCGGATGACGAGTTCGGGCAATCGGTATCTATGTCCGCGGATGGAACGCGTATGGTGGTAGGCGCTGAAAAGAACGACGGTTCAGGGGATCGGAGCGGTCACGTGCGAGTGTACGATTGGGACAGTGGAACTTCTCTCTGGACCCAGGTGGGCCAAGATATCGACGGTGAGGCTGCAGGGGACCGGTCCGGGTGGTCGGTATCTATATCCTCGGACGGCACGCGCGTGGCGATAGGCGCTACGGGGAATGACGGCACCGCCGCCGCCGCCGGCCACGTGAGGGTGTATGAGGTTGTCCTATCATATGGCGTATTGGTGTGGACCCAGGTGGGCTCTGATATCGACGGTGAGGCTGGGGCTGACCGATTCGGGTACTCGGTATCTATATCCTCTGACGGCACACGCGTGGTGATCGGTGCTATCTTAAACGACGGCGTCACCGGCGCCATCTATAACGCCGGCCACGCGCGTGTGTACGAGGAGAGCGGCGGGACGTGGACGCAGATTGGCTCTGATATCGACGGTGATGTTGCAAACGACTACACCGGGCGGTCGGTATCTATATCCTCGGATGGAACGCGTGTGGCGATAGGCGCTCCCACCCAGGATTCCGGACGTGTGCGTGTGTACGAGGACATCGGCGGGACGTGGACCCAGGTGGGTGCCGACATCGACGGTGAGGCTGTGTACGACCAGTCTGGGCATTCGGTATCTATATCCTCGGACGGCACGCGCGTGGCGATAGGCGCTTATGGTAACGACGACATCGGCAATTACGCCGGTCACGTTCGGGTGTACGAATGGGACACGCCCGCTTTTCCTTCTCAGTGGACCCAGGTGGGCCAAGATATAGACGGTGAGGCTGCGAACGATGAGTTCGGGCGGTCGGTATCTATATCCTCGGACGGGACACGCGTGGCGATAGGTGCTCACGACAACGACGGCAATGGCTCCGACGCCGGCCACGTGAGGGTGTATGATTGGAACAGTGGAACTTCTCTCTGGACCCAAGTGGGCCAAGATATCGACGGTGAGGCCGCGGGGGACGAGTCCGGGTACTCGGTATCTATATCCTCGGATGGAACACGTGTGGCGATCGGCGCTCCTTTTAACGACGGTACCGGCTCCAACGCCGGCCACGTGCGGGTGTACTCACTCTCTACACCCACTATACCAAAAGTTTCATCATGGGAATACAGTGGTAGTAGTTGGTCACAGTACCGCCCCGATATCACCGTAAACACGGCCATATCCAGAATCTCTCACTCGACAAACGGTGAAATCCTGGGTTTGGAAGATGCGACCAAAACCGTGATATACGCGACGACCGGCTCGGTGTCTACGTATACCAGGCGCCACACTGATACTCAATATAGTGAAAGGTATCATTCATTATCGAGTGATGGTGCGAATTTGGTATCTTTGGGAAATTTGGGGTCTAAGGTGTGGAATGGAACAAACTATGTCTACGATGGCGTGGGGGGAACACAAGTCCCTTGGTATACCACTTCCGCTTCTAGCATGGTAGAGATCTCAAGGAATGGCAGCCTCGTATTTTGGAATGATTACAGTTCTAATAGATTTAAGTTATACAGTAAATCTGTAGTCGACGGAAACGTCCAGTGGACATTGGAATCAAGCGAAGAATATTTTTATACCCCAGTGAAAATGTCGGCACTCGGAAGTGATGCTATCATAGTGTCCGGATCGGGGTCGGCGGGTGCCAAGATTTACGACATCACGGTCAGTCCGGGAGCTGGTGAAGACCGTCTACTTAACATCTCATCATCTGATCAGGCATTTTCTAGTCATGTGACGAATAAAAGATCTGATTACCGGTTCGTGAAGAATATTCGGTTTGAGTGTAACGGTAAACGTATGTTTGATCACACAGGTAAATATCTAGCCTACGAACAATCTTTAATACATCATACAGGATGCCCCGATCCCGCGTATGAATTTTATACATATTCGTTCGCTTTGAAACCAGAATTGTATTATCCTACCGGTCAGTTAAACATGAGTCGCATTATTCATAAAAAATTAGATGTAGAACTCGATGAAACATCTACTTCGCGGAATATAAACTTTTCGATATATGCTTTGAATTACAACCTTCTACATGTTGAGGGAGGAATAGCGGGTTTAAAATTTTAACGGGTTATATTAGAAATGGCAGGACGGGTGCAACTTGCCACTACGGGTACCCAGGATGCTTACTTCACAGAGAATCCTGAATACACGCATTTCATCAAACAGTTCAAAAAGCATACGAACTTTTCAGCGTATGACGTGTCCCACGACTTACACGGTCAATTGGAATATGGTGGTATTCTCAAGTGTACGATACCAGCGAACGCCGGTGATTTGATAAAAACTGTACGGATACATTTTACACTTCCACCGTTAGAAACCGAGGGAACCAACTTTAGATACGTCGAATCTATTGGTCACGCGATATTCCAACACGTAGATCTCGTAATAGGTGGGCAACTCGTACAGAGAATCCCTAGAGATTGGTTACAGATCTATAGTGAGCATTACATTACACAGACGAAACAGAATAACCTGGCTAAGCTGATAGGTAAATGTCCCGACGAATCATCTGGAATTCCTGTACGACATACATCCATAGATCAACACTTACCACTCGCTACTACATCGACGAGTTATATAGTAGATATACCGTTCTATTTTCATAATAATCCAGAACTTGCAATTCCACTTTGCGCCTTAACAAATCAGGAATGTGAAATAGAAATTCAACTCAGTGATATTGGTAAATGTATTCACAATTTAGCCAATATAATTCAACGTTCTTCACCGGACAATACCAATTTTGTTGTAACTGTACAATCGACGACAGATGGTAATAAATTTTTCATAAACGGTGTACAAGCACCCGAGATAGAATTACAGTATGGCCGTACGTATACGTTCCAATTCGGAACGGCGCAACAAACGCTCCATCCGTTTAAAATATCGGTGGGAAGTGATGGATCTCACAATAATTGGATCGACTACCCGAATAACCAATCATCTACAAACGATTTCGTGACGATCACGTTGACGTTAACCGTAAACAGTGATACACCCCACCATTTATATTATTACTGTGAACAACATCCCGGTATGGGTAATATGATACATATAAACACACAGCCCATAGATACAACGGGATTAAGTATCGAATCTATGAGTCTACACACCGAGATGGTTCAACTTAACAACCCAGAACGACAGGCGATTAAGAAAAGTAATCGCGACTATATCATCACACAGATCCAACAGGATACGTTTGAAATTCCGGTCTCTAGTTCCGAAGGTACGGATGAGTACAGGTTTAAAATGGATTTCACGAACCCTGTAAAGGAGTTATATTTTGTCATTGCGAATATCCCCCTACCAGTTGAAAGTTTTATAAGCACATTTGATTACGATTTTGTATATCAAATATATCCACCAGGATCCAGTGGTAAATATGTAAACTTCGAACACCTCATCAGTTTAGGGATGGTTTTGGATAACGAAACAATTCTCGATGAAGTGACCGGAAATGTCGTACATCTCAGAGCTGTACAGAGTGGTATCCATCACTCGAGAACCCAATTATTTAGACGCTTTTACTCGTATAGCTTTGCATTAGAACCCGAGAAGTGGTATCCAACGGGTCAGCGCAATTTCAGTGCTATTAAGGAACAAATCATAAACCTGAAACTGAATAGTGAAACGACTCTCAAAAGAGAGCTTAGAGTTTACGCGCTCGCTAATAATATACTCCGAATCAATGGAGGCAGCGGAAAAGTTATCTTCCCAAATGGTGGAATCAGCAATTAACATAATGCAACCGGTCATGGAACACGCCGTCGTTTTATCAGGACAGTACGCTAAAGCGTGTGGTCGAGATACAATTTTAGCGAAGGATATGGAATACTGTTTAAAATACTGTGCGATGAACACAGTAGGTCAACAAATTGGATCGTATTTCCCCGATATTTACGAAGAGGAGGAATCTGAGGATGAAGAAGAAATAGAGACGGTCGACGAGGAAGATGAACCTCCATTTACCCCGTATTCAGGGACAGAGGAACTTTATATGAAAATCAACGAGGCATATGACGCATGGGAAGGTTGGAATCCGACCAATCCGTCAGAAGAAATGATAAAAAATGCGATTGATAGTAATGGACACATCACCTCTCCAGGGATGGACGACTTCTAATTATAAAAGTTTTAAGGCGGTCGACGAGTCTTCGGAATCTGGGTCAGATTCAGATTCCGATTCAGAATCTGAGACACCCAGGAAGGGTGACGTCAGGGGGTATAATAAGAATACATACAAAAAATTATTGATCGTCGAAGAGTTGCTACCAGAATAAAATCTATGCATACAATAAATGTCTTCCGATATCGCTGTCGATACCGTCCTCGCGATCTCCCGTGAGCTCGAGGCCCAGTCCCTCAACTCCGTCGTCGCTGGCTTCTCCTTCGCCGCGGCTCTTTCTTGGATGGACGTCGTTCGTTGGTCCATTCACCAGGTCGTCAAGGTTCAGAAGAACGGCGGCATGAACTACGCGCTCACCGCTCTCTTCACCACTCTTCTTTCCGTGATCGTCTATATGATCATCTCTCGCGTGTCTACTCGCGTCAGGAAGCCCAGTGCCCCCGTCTACGCGGTTACTCGCTAAATTTTCGGGGTTTAGTGAATACCATGAAGAAACAACCGGTAAGTATGATTAAAAATATATAAACAAACCCATTCCATTTATTCAGGTCATCAACCCTGCTTTGAATATTTGGCGGAAGACGGTATCCTTCAGTACGTTCTTCATTTTGTAATTCTGTACCCTTCTTTACCATAGGAACTCTCGATAATTTATCAATTGCACCGTCGATTGATAATTTTAATACATGATTCGCGTTTCTAAAATCATATGGAATCAATCGATTATTGCTACTGTAAAAGAACTGAATACGCAGTTTTGATATATTTTGTGAACCCGATTCGAAAGTGTGCTCCACGGTGTCGTCTACGCCTGAATAATTAATGACGTCTCCACACATCAAGATTCGACCAGTATAGAAGGGTGTGTCGGAATATACTGTCTTATTCAATTCTTCTGCACCGCTACTTATTTTCAATACGAGTGCATCCGGACCCTGGAGATTTATACTTCCGGTCGTGAGAGTGTTGTTCACCGACGTTACGTTACTCGCAGGAAGTCCTAAAATATCATGCGGGGTCGTTAATCCTTCCGAACCAGTATCAAACCCGTTATCTCCACCGTAAAACTCAAACGTAAACGGCGCAGTTCCGCCGAATGTTAACTCATTCTTACTCTTATCATAGGTCGCACTTGAAATAGGTACCGAGCCAGCCTGAAATTTAGATAATAGTTCAGCCGCCAATTCGTTTCCACTGTAATTTTCGTTAGGTAACGTTACGGTGGTACTATTAACAGAGAACGTGTTGTTTCTATCATTTATAAGCAACTGACTCGCATGGATACGAGCCGATACTAGTGATATCTTAGAGACGTTGTATATGGGGTTTTTCAATTCAACGACATAATCTCCTGGATTGGGATACGCTACAGGATCGCGTTCTCCACTATCTATGTCTAACGTGTGTACGCTCATTAAAATAAGGGGATATATTTTAATCAGTGTGTTTATGCAAAAGATGAAATTGTTTACATGATCTGTTGGGTGAGGGGGTTGTTCTGAAGCTGTTGCTTGGCCACGTTGAGACTGTGATCCGTGGCATACGGGTTGGCGTTGCCCTTGTAGTGATTGAAATTGTAATACTTATTGTTATCGTATTGCTGTGTCCATCCACCGTTAAGAGGACCCGTGCGACCATCAATACGAGTAGTGTCGAAACGCATAGCCGTGGGCATACCACCTTGGTTAAGGGGTCCCGCGCGAACATTCATACGACCAGCATTACCATTTCTATTCGCCTTACCACGACGGTCATCAGGGCGGAAGCCATATGCAAACAACTCCTCGGAAGTGTACGGACGCTGGGGAGACATAGCTTGAGATTCTCTGAGTTGAGAAGCGGGGGCCATGACGTGACCGTGAGAGAAAGTGCTTATACCGGGAGCAAGCTGGTTGTTATACATGTATTGTTCGACATTACCATCCTTCTTGTTACGAGTGGGATCCGCTACGTGTTGAAGTGCAGATACAGTGCGCTTAGCACCATTAAATCCGAGGCCGTCGTTACGAGAACCGGTCATTGAACGGTTGGTAACACGTTTACCGTTCACATGCTCACCCCTGGGAACATGGCCACCAAAACCCTGGGACTTGGCGCCGGCGACTGGACGACGTTCAGGGAGATACGCAGTCTTTTCGGGACGGTTATTCGCAATCTCACCCATCTTACCACGCCGACCACCGAAAATATCATGCGCCGGGCCACTTCTACCGGGTAAAGTAGTCATTCTGTACGCACCCACATTTTCAGGATTCACACGCACTATCTGGTGGAAACCACCCGCTGCTGGAACATCGGGACCAACCGCGATACCCGGACCCACCTGTTGTCTCTCCACAGGGGAAAGGTTATTCATGCGACCGCCATCAAACATACGATCACGCATTTCTAAAACTTCACCACCACTCGAACGCCCCTGTGGTGCAATATCCGAAAAATTATTTACCTCAACCTTTGGATCGGGTAAATTAGATAAACTAACGGGTTTGGGAGACAGTACATTGGGTACCTCTTCCTGCATTACAGGGATAGACGCCTGTTGAACGGCCAAGTTGTACTCCTCGGTCTTCTTTTTTTCACTTAAAACTTTTCCTGCGTATGCCAATCCGGCGATAGCTACTAACGAAAGTGGATCCGCCATTCTTAATTTTAGAAGAGATTTTTATTGACCAGGATATCGCTTCATGAACTGCATATTTTGAGTTTCGGCTGTGGTGCTGACGGGATCATATTGCATCGTGTTGAGAGGAAGCTTACATTTCATGTCTTGGAGAGGGAATAAATTCTGTTCATACGTCTGAGCGACGACCTTGTTAAATCTAGACGTGGATTGAGGGCGGAGCATGTCACTCGTCTCGATAAACTGAGCGGGGGCACCCTTACCCGCCATGAAAGGAGAAGTACCGTATAACATAGTGTTGGGTCTACTAGAACCATAGTTAAGGGTACTGGGCTGGGGGTAAGTGAATACCTCTTCCGTAGCACATACAGAAGGGCGAGCGGGGTTTTCGACAATTTTCAATCCTGGTTGAAGCTGATACGCCATTTATTATTACATAAGAATATTATCTATCTAAGCCGGACCATTACCTCCACCGAACATACCACCACGCATATCACCACTCGGATCTAAACCACCGAAGGCTTCTAATTGCACTCCTCGAGCATTGACATTGCACAAACTCGGATCGGACTTGCAAATCGGGGCACCTTTCTCACCATATAACCATTCCGCAAAAGCGGTCTGATCACCCGGAATATTCGTCACGGGACCCGAAACGAACTGCCTAGAAAATGCATTTCGTTGGGTATCGGGCATGGGAGAACGAGACTTTTGCGGACCATAGGGAATACGGCCTGATAACATATGATTCACTTCATCACGAACTGTCTCATATCCACAAGCTGAAGGACGATCCGGGCGACCATCGTAGTCGCTCATCAAAACATTCGCCATAGGGTTATCAACCGTGGGAAGCTGACACTCTGGAACGTACGTCTCCTTCTTCGCTTTCTTTCCCTTGATCATTTTAGACTTTTCCATTACATATAAAACTGAGAGGACCGTAGCCCCTAATATAAAAATGCGTATATCTCGTCTGATGAGATACAAAATGCATGTCGCATAAATGACGAATCGTGCTGTGGCATTTACCCTTTCGACCGTCGTCTGTTGATTAGTGGGCCAAAATTCGGTAATTTTATCAGACCTGACAACCTGCTTTGGATCCACAAACAGTGAGACCATTTATATTATGCTTAGTTTATTTTTTCAACATACCACTGAGTAGCCCCTGCATAGACTGCATAAGCTTATTCTCGTCGATTTCGAGTTCACCGTCTTCGTTGGACAGCTTGTCCGCACATTGCTTGGCGACCGTCTCGATCATGTTAAGTGTGTCCGCTGGGATTGATGTGATAGTAGTACCGAGCATGTATAGCGTTTGGAGATACTGCCAGATAGCATCCTTAGTACCGGCAGACGCCTTGGGCCAGCAGTTTTTAAGATTGATATCCTTCAGAAATTCGATATTTTCTGCGTGTTCAAGGAAAAAGGATTCATCCTTAGAGTTGATCTTATCCACATGAGGAGCGACGTTTTCCATGAAACCATCAACAATCATCTTACCATTGGCGGATCTCATAAGTTCAAAAGCAGCGATGTACTTTTTGAGACCCTTCTCTTCTGGGAAGGTTTTGTGTAGTTCCATGAGAAATTGGCCCATCATGTCGTTAAACGCTGTAACGGAAGTCATATATAACATATGTTGCGATTAATCTTTAAGTTACTCAAAAGGGGTCGGTAGAAATTGTTTCACGTTTACCTAAGCCGTTAGATATGATAAAATAGACTAGTATAGCTACTAATGCAGCTGGTTTGGCATAAG